CCCATTATCTTCGAGACAACCTACCATGACTAATTTGTTAGTAGGTTCAAAGGGGTCAAGGTGCATCTTGCCATCTCTTTTGGTTACTGTATTTTCTACATCTAAAGTTAACTTCATGCAGTATACCTCGCAGTTAAATAATCTAATTGACAAGTTACAATACCATGCCATCCTGATAGTTTATTCTTTACAACATTAAGATGTCTCTCAGGACTTTCTTCATCTTGTCCTTCAATAGGTGGACTCTTGGCTATCAGTATCATGAGGTCTGCCTCTGCTGCTTTACCTGTCCTACTACCTTCCATCATAGCTTGGTTTAACACAACCTTGTTTTCTGCATCTGCAGATAATTGAGACATATAAAACATGGCACAACCATGTGCTTTAGCTATCTGTCGAGCATGAATTGCATTAGCCTTCAATGCTTCATCTGCTCTTGCAAATCCTTGCGTTCTTGCAAACTTATCTCCCATATCTAATACCACAACATCAGGCTTATATGACTTGCATACACTCTCCACCCAAGCCATGTCTCTGTTAGATGCATCTTTTATTTCTATGTGTTTCTTAACAGGTTCATATAGTTCTCCTGCTCGTGATGGATTCTCTTTTATCTGATGCATGGACATACCTGTTGCTGCAGTTAGATATCTAGCACCTACTCTGTGTGCAGATTCTTCGTTACACAACACAATACACTTCGCACCTTGATGTGCAAAGCCTTGAGGACTAGCAATCAATGAGGCATGAAATGATGTCTTACCTGTGTTAGGTCTAGCACCTATCTCAACAAGATGACCTGCATTCACTCCTTGCAGTACACGACCTAAACTTGGTATGGAAAAATGCCATCTAGCCTCAAGGTCATTCTTACTGAGCAATGCTTCAATGCTTATGTCTTCCCATTCGATGTTAAGATTAGGTGTGAAATCATCACCATACTGCTCCAAAATATTACGGAGAGGTTCAAGTGAGGACTGAGAACCATTGACATAATCAAAACCAAGATTAGCAATGTCTTCACCCACCACTTGTTGAAACAGTTTTGAAAGAACTTCTTGAGCAATATCTTCTCCCATTGGACTCTCACGTTTTATACTACCAAACAAAGAAGAGTAAGCACTCTTTTGTGATGTAGTCATAGAAGGATTATTCGACATGAACAAAGCCTCTATCTCATCAGGTGTGACTGTCCGTTCATACCTGTCCATAGCACTGTCTATGGCTTGTTTTATTTTTCTAACATCTTTACTAAATAATCTGTCAGGACATTTTGCACCTCTATGTTCATCATAGAATTGCTTGTCCATCAGACTTCTTATTAATGATAACTCCATATTCTACTCCTTCGGGGTTAGGATGTTTAAATTATTTAAGTCAGTAGTATTTCTATATTTAATATCATCTACCAATCTTAATACTTTTATATTAGGCACATAACCTCTCAATTCTTTTGCAAATTGAAATGTCTTCTTTAGTGCGTCAGGGTCTAATGCTATTATTGTCGTTGAGAACTGAGCCAACCAATTCTTATGTGCCTCAGAGAGAGATGTTCCAAGCACAGCTACCCCGACAATATGTGTGCTTCCAACGACTGCTGCACTTACACAGTCCTCAACGACAACTGCAGTTGTACCACAACCTTTAAAATAAGGCAACCCATTATTTCCATATTTTTTCCATTTAGGTAATCTTTTACCTAATGCACGACCTATGGCATTGATTGTCTTGCCTTTATTTGTAATTGGAAACACCACCCTATCTTCTTTTACATCATAAAAAAGATTAAGTTCGTCAGGGTTTAGTTGCCATGTGTCACACCACGATAGAACATTCTTTCTACTGTCGTGGGGAACTATGTGTTCAGGCATTGTGAAATCATTCTCACTATCTGCCTGTTCCTTTTGCAGTACACCTTTGATGTCTTCTACAGATAATTTAATTCTTGTACTGCCCGAGATGACACAAGATACCTTGTAACAGTTCCACAATAAACTGCCCATATTATTTGTGACAGTAAATGTTTTATAACCTTTACACATAGGACAATCTAATCTTTTTGATTCTCCTACACTTAATTGTAAATCATTTATATATCTATGTATATTCATATATATGTATATATAATAGTTATTCTGTTCGGCACTTGTTATGTGCTTTTAACATGACTTTTTCTTTTTGTCAATGCACTTTCTGCACTAACGTAAGTATTTTTCATGTAAGGTGCTACACTACTAGGATTTACGTGACCTGTAACAGACATTATTTGTCCCATAGGAACACCTGCTTCTACCATCTCTGTAGTACCTGTTCTTCTTAAATCTGCTATTCTAAGCTCGTTAGGTAACCCACAATCGGTGATAGCCTGTCTTGCTATCTTAGACAGTCCAACCAAAGTATATGGCTTGTATGAGCCTCTAATCGCCTTTGGCATGGGTGCAACATATTCTTGGAATCCATAATCCTGTTTCTGTTGTTTAAGCATTTCAAGTAAATCCTTGCTAATTGGTAAGTGTACAACTGCTCTACGTTTTGATTGTTCAAGATTGAGAATGCCTTTATCAAAATCTATATTTGAAAACTTTAACATTCTCATATCTCCAACTCTCTGACACCACTCGTATGCCATCTGAACAATTAAACCAAGATTGCGATATTTAAACTTAGTATATACTATGTCTAAA